TTTATGAGGATTGACGTAGGTTGCCTTACTTTCACGTTCCAATTCAGCTTTCTTCTCTTTAGCCAATTTTATATAATAAGGATTGTTAGTATCTGAATTAAGGTCTGACAGGGGGAGCTTTGATAAGTTTAGTATTAAACTATCCATATTACCTCTATTATCTCTTATAATCTTCTCTATATTATTTCCTCTATCTATTGTATTAATGTCTTCTACTAATACTGATCTATTTTTCACATTAGAGTGATCTTTTTTATACATCTTACTTTTATTAGTGTATAAAATTGATCCATCTAATTCAGTTTTAAGAAATAGTTGGTTAATTTTATAGGTTTTACCGGATCTACCACGAACAGTTGATATAACATTTAATTTTTCTAAAGTATCAAGGGTACGTCTGACAGTAATACGTGATAACTTGGTCTCTTTGGCAACAGTTGAATAACGCAGACCACATTCATAGTTATTCTTTTTCCAAGCGTGTTTCATTAAAGATAAATAACAGTTCAAACAATTAGATTTTTTAACACCAGTTAATTTATCAAGATGTCCATACAATTTGTAAGTGATGTGCAAAAAAGCTCGGCTATTATTCATAAGGACATACCTTTTTGTGTTTAATCTGAATTTGTCGTAAAATCTCTACCCACTCGGTCTCGCAAAGGGTGTTTAATGGAGTTCTAATGGGGTATTTTTGAGCAACTCGGAAGGTTAGTGAGGTGTCGGTCAATTTTTTGTAATATACCAAAAAAACAGGCACATTTAGAGCTTTTCCAATGTGTTCAACAATGGTTGTATATTTCTTTTTATTTGATCCGGTGTCATAAAGATGTTCAATGATTGCAAGTGGTTTCCAACAACCTTTATTTTGGCAAATTTCCACAGAATCCACATCGCACATTGCGATATTGTCAAAACGTCTATGCCATTTTGAGTATAAATCTTTATCGTAATACTTTGCGTCTCGCATTAACTATTAATAAAGTTCCAAGTAGCATACACTACAAAAAATAAAACCAATACTTGTAGTTCCTTTGGTGTTTGTAAAAACATTTCAATCATTCCCACTCCTCTTTTAGTTTATTTTTTATTATTATTAATTCGTTTTCTTTTTCTTCTATTATTCTCTCGTAGTCTAGCAACTCATTAGATAGTTTCTCAATGTGCTTTTTATGTCGTTTAATTTCTTGCTTACATTTCTTTAGCTCATCTGGACAACCTATCTCATCAAACATTTTTTCATTGGTCATTTTAATACCTCAATCTTTTTAACAACTGATCTAGGATAGACAGTTACAGTACCAACAGATAGTTTATCTCCATCATAATTAAATGAAGTAAATATTTTAACTGTCTTTGTATCTTTAGAAAATAAATACCCAATATCTTCGCACCATTGGAAAGTTAATTTTTCTACATCTTCTAAACTATCAAACCAACTTGCGTCTGTAATTATATCTTGCCAAATAATTTTTACTCGTTTGTATTTAAACTTTGGTGTTCCACCAGCTTTCATATAGATCCTTTATTGTAACTTTATTTTTTGTAACTTCTAAAATTTTCTTTACCATTTCTGGATCGGGAAAACGCTTTACCTTTGCAGTTAAGCACCAACGCTGAACAGACGTGCCGGGATTTTGCACACCTTGTATACCAAGTTCTAATCCAAAATTATAATAGGATAGACCTTTTTCTTTTCTATATTCTTCAAGTGTCATATTTCCTTTCTTTTATTGCTCTGATTTGTATGTATATATATCATATTTAATGCTTTACAAGTAAATTAATTAGTGTATATAATGTGGAAAAAAAAGGAACTTATGAAAAAACAAGAAGAACTAATAAAAGACGCATTTTCAATATTCAATGGTGGTAAAGGTTTAGACCATTGGTCATACTCATCAACGTCATCACCTATGGCAAAGAATTTAATTAATTATACTTTTCCACAAGAAGTTAGAAGAAAATTTCCATTCAGATATAAACCTAATTTTGGCAACATAGTAAATAATACTGTGCAAAGATTAATTGGTGATTGTATTTGGACATCAGAGACAAATGTAATTGATGAGTGGGATAAAGATTATAAATTAAATTTTAACAAAGAATTAAAAGATATAAAAGATAAACCACCGGTAGACGCAAAGGATGAATTTGCTAGAGAAGAAATGCTTAACTACGCACATGATTGTATTGGCATTACAAAAAAAGTTATTAAAGATGTTGTGGGTGATGAAAAATTAATTTGTGAAAGGTATGTTAAGCATAAAGAAATGACAATGATAAAACCTATCATTGGTAGAATTGATTATGAAACAGATGGCAACAAAAAATTATTTATAGAATTAAAAACTAAACCACCTAATATTAGAAAGGTTAAGAATAAGGAAGAGTGGAAAATGTCTAGTCAAGATATACCCACAGAGCCTACAACAGATAACCTTACACAGACTTCGTTCTACTATATGTGTACCAAGAAAACACCTTACTTAATTTATGTTAATGATAAGGAGCATATTATTTTTGATGAGACACATGAGTTAATGAAGAAAGATCATCTTGAATATCTTTATTACAAAATGGTTGAGAAGATTTTACTTTGGGAACGTATGATTATGTTCTGCAAAGGAAGTCTATCTGAACTTGCACAAATGTGTGAGCCGCCAGAAATGAATCATCCTTTTTACTATAAAGATTTAGTAGATGAACAAAAAGAACTCATAACTAATTTATGGGGAATTAAACAACAACAATAAACAAAGGGGAACTATGTTACACACAGCATCTTGGTTAGTATACAAAGCAAAAGTAATAGGAACTTATACTTTTATTTACGCACAAAAAGTATGGGGTTTATTACCGGGTTAATAATAAAAACAAATGAAAGGAAACATGAAAAGAAATATATATCAAAAACTACATGACGCCTGTTTAAGTGCAAAAGGTGTTAAGAAAGGTGCGAAAGCAAATGGAATGCATTTCAACCCGCTTTTACACGACAATGTTCAAGCAGTTGCAACACAAGCCTTGTTAGACAATGGTTTGTATGCGACTTGTAATTATCTGACAGAGATTGTACCAAACATAAAACAAGTAATGGTCGTATGTACCATGAGAGTTTATGACATTGATGATCCAACACAACACATTCTTGTTGATGGTTGTTCAGCATTTGGCAATCTTGATAAATTTGGAACTGGTAATGCCATGTCATACTCAAGAAAGTATGCGTTCTTAAATTTATTAAATCTTAAAACAGGTATTAAAGATGAGGATGGCTATGAGCCAAAACCATTTGAAGATTCTACAGAGCAATCTGTTGAAGAACCTACATATATGGATGATACTATAGATGTAGAAGCTATAATGGATGCGTTTACAAATACTAAATCATTAAAAGATTTTGAATCTGTTAATGAGCAGTATAAAAATGACATCCAATTTTTAATAAAAAATAACTTGAGTGCTTACAAGCAAGTATACAATGTTGCCGGAGTACATAAAACCAAGTTAGAAAATAACAAGGGTCAGTAAAAGCTGACAATAACAAAGGAGTAAACATGAGTGAAGATACAGTATGGTGTAATTTGGTTAGAAACGAAAACAAGAACGCAGAGAACCAACCCGATTGGGTAGCACCACCAAACCTAAAAGCACCAGAGGGTAAGAAGTGGACCATTGGAGTTAAGATAGGAGACGTTTGGCACAATCAAGCTGGATGGAATGAGTTAGATGAACAAGGTAATATTACCGGTATCACAATTAAAATGACACCACCTAGTTCTAGTGATGATAAGCCAACAGTACCACAAAATAAAGGGTTTCAAAGCAAACCTAATTATGGTAATAAACAATCGTATAAGTTTTAATTAACTTATATTTGTTTCGGGGGAGTTTTTCTTTCTAGTTCCCTTTCGGTAGTTTTCTTCCCCGAGACACCTCAAAAAAATATGGACAAGAAAATTACAGACATAGACCAAGAGATAGAGAAAAAAATTATTGATGATCGCCAAAAAGATTATGGTAATTATCAAGAGAACTTTATTATGTTAGCCGAAATGTTTACGATTGTTTTAGCAAACAGTTTAAAAAAAAGAATTAAACCACACCAAGTAGGTCAATTAATGATGGCATTAAAACTATACAGATCAACAAGAAATTTTAAAGCCGACAATTATACAGATTTAAGTATATATAACAAGATGACTAAAGAGATACACAAAAAAGAGGTTGCCAAAAAGGATAAAGTATGACAAAGTTTAAAAGAATTATTAATGGTGAATGTCATTTTACAATGATTGAACTATTTGATGATGCAAAGAAAGCTGCAGATGTGTCCAATGAAGGAGAACCTGTAGAATGTAAAATTGATAATTTGAGGATTGATTTTACAATAGTAAAAAAGGAGAATGATGAACGAGATAAAAACTCGTCTGCAAAAGTACAGGGATCTTCAAGCGAAGAAACACGAGAAGTACCTGGAAGCAAAGCAGAAGGTCAATAAGTATCAGAAAGATTCTTATAGATTGCTTTGGAAGATAGAGCAGACAAAAGAACAATTGATGACATCTATTTAGTTATTAATTGATTATTAAAAAAAACTGAAGGAAAGCGTAGGGGATCTATGACCAAAAATAAAGTGTTTAGTGAAATTAAACTTGCTATGAGAGCAGGACATTATCGTGATTTAACTTTTAAAGAAAAAAAAATATACAAGAACGCATTTAAGAATGGTTACAAGTTAGCCAAGATACATTGTAAAAAAAGAAGTCCAGAGTTTTATAAGCCAAGAAGAATTGTTAATTATTCTTTTGCCAAACCCAGTGCAAGAATTGTTGATAGTATTATTAATAGAATTTGTATTCGTTATGAAGTACATAAAAAAAGTTTAATGGCTAAAGTTAGAACACAAGATATAGTTAGAGCAAGAAACATTATTCACAACATCTTGTATGAAAAATATAATATGAACCTTACAGATATAGGTAGATATTTCGGACAAGATCATACTACAGTTTTACATTCAATAGAAATGAAAAAAGATAAACGAAGATTTTGGGATGCTGGTCAAACCATTTGGCAAGAATACCAAGATTTAAAAGAAACTATTTTTTAAATCCAGACAACATAGACTTGTAAGACTTTTTTGTAATAGTAGATTTCTTTTTAGTTCTACTTGTACCGGCTTTCTTACGTTTGTTTATATTGTAGTACAAACCTTTTTTAGCCATCTTACCAGATTTTGTTTTGTGATAACCCGGCATTATTTTTTCTTTTTAGATTTAGAGTTCATTATTTTTTTCTTCAAAGCTGAAGGCAAAGTTTTTTGCTTTGCTGTTAGTTTGCTTTTACCTTTTGATTTACCATACATAATTATTCTCCTTTTGTTGTTTAAGTTTTAACATACAATAGTTGTCAAAACAACTACCATCTTTACCATCATGGCAAAAATATTGTTTGTTAGCTGTAACAATCCAGCCACCTTCATCATTCATTAGTTGTTTATTACAAGTTTCGCAGTAGCCACATATTAAAGATTGATGTTTGGGTTTTACCCATGTTTTCTTTTTTATCGGCACTTCCACCTACGTCTTGCTTGTCTTATTCTAGAATTTGGATCGTTTCTTGTTTTAGCTGATGATCTTTTAAGTTGTCCAGCTGATCTTGCACAATAACTTTTTCTACGTTTAGCATCTTTAGATCCCGGCTTAACTTTACCTGTTACTGCTGTCTTTAATTTTGATCCGGGATTAGCTTTTCTGTACCTTGCAACACCTTTGGCTGTCATACCAGCACCTTTTTTTGTAGGTCTGTAGTTTGCGTTTTTGCCTTTAGTTGTTTTTCTAATAGCCATAATTATTCTTTTACTATTTTTTTAATTGCTTTGCTACCATCAATGTTTTCTTCTAGTTCTGCTTTTACTTTACCACATTTATATTCAATGTTATCGTTGGAATCACGTTCAGCAACACGTTTACCTTTTAGGCAATCTGACATAGCAGGTTGTATTCTGTGTTCAGTTAGTTCACCTGCAACAAACATACAAAGAGCCACAACTGTGCTAATGACTGTTTCCATTTTGTCTTACCTTATCTTTTAAATCTTCAACATCAGCTAATGCTTTATCTAATTGATCTCTTAAAAATTGTATATTAACTTTGTTCGTCATGTTTTGTTCTTGAGTTAATTCTAATTTTTCTGTTGTTTTATATAAATCTTCTATCAACATATATTGTTCTTGATCGGTAGGAAGTTGTTCTGATTTTTTAAGTAGGTCTGCTTGGAATAATTCTCTTGATGTTTCTAATGATGTAAGTCTACTTGTTACTTCTGTGTATGCAAACACACCCATAGCCACAGCTACAACAATACCAATCATATTTTTTATTGGCATACTAACTGCTGTTTGATCTGATACTTTCATTTAGCAACCTTACCTTTGTTGATACCTTTTTTAATAATATAACTTTGTGTGCCATTAGCACCAGCTTCTACTTCTTTTTTAAGAAACTTAAATAAGTTCATTTCTTTTAATTTCTTTTCAGTAAGTTTTTTAAAAGATTCTATTACTTTGTTGTCTCTCATTTTCTTTTTCTTTTTTTTCTTAACAGTTTAACTCTTGATTGCCATAGCCATGAAGTGAACTTAACAGAGTAAGTTTCTAACCATGAAAACATATCATCTACTGCACTAAAAAATTTATAAAAAAATTTATCAATCATGTTGCCGGACCTCCACAAAGAGCTAACAAAGTCATCATTACTATAAGTAAACCTGTAAAGTAATAGTTCATCCTCTCTATCTCCATGGGTTTATTTTTATAAAATAATGCTAATAACCAGCAATGTAATAATAACTATTGACACTTCTTTGTGGTCTGTCCAGTAGTGCATAGCTTGAGCTTTAATTTTATCAATCATATATATCTCCTATAATTTGTATTATAAGATATTACTTACCCTGTCCACGATTTTTTGACTTGCCTTTTTGTCTCTTCTTACTTTTATTCATAGAAGATAGTTTAGGTCGTCTACCTATACTTGTTTTTTTTGGTATTCTTACGTGAGGTTGATCTGCTATATTGAACTTTACTCTTGCCATTTTTTCCTGTTTGTTGAGATAATAAACTTACTTTCTTATTATATTGTTGTGAATATGATGTAGATATATTTTTCATTTATATTTTTTTTCCCATATCTCTTTTTGAGTTAATCCTACTTCATCTTTTTTACATTTTGATCCATGATCAATATCAGAAACATTTATTTCTTCAACTAAGGCATATCTATATATTTTAGATGATTCGTTATTCCATTGAAAATGTAAAAGAAATTTAGTATCTTCGTATTTATTTATTAATCTTGGATCAAAAGCAGCTATTGTCATTTTTTAAACTTTTTATTAGTCAATAAATTAGTAACAGATATTCCATAGTTTCCACCAACTACTATAAAAATTAAATATAAATATACTTCTGGAATATTCTTTAGTTGTTCAAAATAAAACTCTACTTTTTTTAACATAGCCATATCCCCATAGAAAGTAGCATAGGCTAGTATGCCTAGTGGTGCTAATATGAACGCACCTAATACTAAATCTAAAATTAATGAGCCATTTCTTTTAGCTCTCTCGTTACCAGTTTGCATTTCTTGTAAAGCTATTTGATGCTTACGTTCACTTTTCTCTGCTCGTTTAGTCATAAAACTTCCTACAGCTTTAGACCCTATTTTAAATAACAAATTATATGGTAACATATTAATCTTTCTTATCTTCTTCTAACTGTTTAATTTTAGTTAAAGCATCATCTAAATCTTTAGTACAAAACTCTAGCTTTTGCAAACACCTTTTGTTAGCTGCATCTTTAGATTTACCAGCATCTTCAAGCTCTGCTATCTGACCTTTTAGTATTCTAACTTGATCTTTATATTCATTAATTATATCCAATGAGTTATCATTTTGCATATATTATTTTTACCTTTAGTTTGATTTGTTCTTTAGTTCTACTTCTAGATATAAGTGAACCAATTCTTTTTCTTCTATAGCCATCTTTGGGTGTATAGTCTGTTTTTCTATAATTTTTTGATTTAACATCATAACCAGTATACTCACCTGTAGACATATTTAAAGTAACAATATCCACAGGACCAAGACCACCAAGAGGTGTAAATACAAGAATATTAGAATCTTTTGCTAGTTCCATTTGTGTTTTCATTTCGCTTATTAGACCAGTAATTGCTTTTTTTCTTCTAGCCATAAAGACCTTAAAGTTAAAGTTTTTGAAATAATATAACTATAATTGTAAACATCCCACCTATAATAGCTGACATAGCATAATACATGTGTCTTTTAATATCTTTAATCTCTAATTCTATATTGGTAATTTTTTGATGAGTTTGTTTTTGCATGATACGACAAAGTTTTTCGTGTGATTCTATTTTCTGTAATGCAATATTTTTAGACATTTTCTTTTTTTATCTCATTACAAAAATAAGTTATATATAATTTTTCTTCGTTAAATTTTTCTTCATATTGATTAACAATTTCAACAGTTGATAATGAACCAGCTTTAACGCAATCACTCCAAGAATTAAATTCTACTGTTGATACTGTTGTATTGTTACACATTCCATTTATTGCTGAGCAGATTGTATAAGCTAAAATAAATTTCATTATCTTGCAGTTGCTGGTACACCAGTTGATGTTACGAATGGATTTTCTGCAAATGCCATGTAGATGTATGTTGCACCAGATGTATTTATTTCTCCATTATTATTAACTACTTTAAAACCATTGGAATATAAATCGTATCTAACATTTGTTTGTTCAGCATTAGATAAATTTGGAAATAGTTGTTGATTTTTTTCATTATAACCTAATCTTTTATTATCACTAATTAACCAATTATCAGCACCACTAGATAGTTTATTCATTACAAAAGCTGGTTTAAATCCTGTATAAACAAATGTACCATCATTATTTCCATTCCCTGTATAGCTTCCAAATTTTGAGTAGCCTTTTTTCTCTGCGAATATATATGCTATGTATTTTTCTCCACTTTGATTAACTCCATTGTCTGTTCCAACACTAAAAACACTTGTAGTTGGTGCAGTATCATTCCATATTTCGTTATAGTCTGCAGCAGCAGCGGTATCATTTAAGTACATATAATCTGTTGGATCGCCAAAATATACATTCCAACTTCTTGCGGCATCTCTATTTTTTACAATCATAAAATTTGGAGCTGCCGATAACCCATGTTTTATAGTACCAGCACTTCCTGTGCCTGTGTATGAAACAATTGAAAAACCAGAAGCATCAGATACACTTCCTGTACTATCAATACTTCCTATTCCAGTTGCACTTGCGTCATTGGTAAATGATGTTCCAGCTTTCCAACCCCATGCAACATATGTTTCTGGACTTTCGTTTGTTCCTGCATCATCTTGAACTAAATCAAATCCAGTTGAAGTAATACCATTAAATCTATCTGATTTATCTGATTCAGCAGATGAAAAATCTGACATTAGTCTTAAATTTCCACCTCTTACATTATCAAATATATGGTGTGCTTGTGCTGAAGCACCAGATAAATTTCTATTTTTAATCCAACATAAATCTGGTTGTAATCCCATATTTATTGATTGTGTAGAATTATTGTCAGTTCCATTACCAGTATAAAGTTTAGTATTAAAATAATCTGATGGTTTGTCTATTGTTGTATAAGCCATAATCTATCCGTATTCTGCTAAATTTTTTGTGTTAAGTGCATAATATCCACTAGGTACTGCATATTCAAAGTTTCCATAGCTATTACCATCTGTGTTGCCTGATGAGATTGCGAAAGCTGGAGAGCCAAAATTAACAGAAGCAGAACCATTTCTAGGTGTTACTATAAAAAAATAATCTTCTCCAGCAGTTAAATTACCCATTGAGCCTGTTCCTGTTGCACCTGATGTTGGATCACCAGAATTTTCCCAAGTTCCATTTTTTCCAAAATAAACTTTTAAATTATCCATATCCAAAGCAATCATTAAAATATCATTTGTTGTATAGGTGCTTATACTTGTACCACCTTGAGGTAAAGCACCATTATCTCTCCAACCATATGTTCCTGTATCTTCTCCAACTAAATAAGTTGAATTAATAAAAGCAGTTACGTTGCTACCATTACTATCAAGAGGATTAAAACCAACACCTACTGCAAACAAATATGCTTTATTTGTTATTTTAATTTCCATATACCACTTACCACTACTAACACCAATATTATTTTGAGTAGCACACCAATTTCCACTATCTGATGTTGAGATTGCAGTATTACCTTCTGAGTAAGTTTTGCTTGCTGAAGAATAAATAAGAGGATTTAATGTTGCAAAATTGTTGGTAGGAACGTCAGATACAGAATCTATTGCTGTAAGGTTATTAACTGTAAAGTTATTTCCATTACCAGATACATCTGCACCTAGACTACCAGAGTTTTCAAAGTCTAAATAAAATCCATTTGTGCCAAAGGTTAAACCAGATACATCTATTGGTTTCCATATTCCACTATCTTCGTCAAATTCTCCAAATGATGTTGGGTCTAGTTGT